TGATGACTTAATTCCATGCATGTAAATATATTATCATCTAATATTTTTTTATACGAATCTATTGAATCATAATTCGTACAATGCTCTAAAAAAGTTACTGACTATATCAATAGTCACTACCTCCTCGAACCCGCAATGACTGCAGCAGGATTTCATTTTTAAATCCAATCCATATTGACCAAATTCTTCTTCATATTTTTTCTGAATAGCTCGTTTATCCAATGCAGGTAATGAGAAATATGCATCAATGATATCGGTTCGATCAGTGATCATTTTTGGTTCACTTTGAGTTTCTATATCTTGTTCAAAATGGTCGATGATCAATGTCTCAGTAATTACATCAATGGTTGAACCTGGTCGACTTGATAAATCTCTGATTGCTGTAAACTCATCAAAT